GATCTAAAAGTTGTCAAAACTTATGGAGATCCATGTTTGTTGACAGAGGTCACTTGCTGGAAGTGGTAACAGAAACGCCCCTGCAATTTCTTGCAAGGGCGATAGGACTGAAGTACACTAGAAGAACCAAAAACAAGTGCAGGGTCAGAATAGGACGATCCTGCCCAAATGAAAAGGGTAAAAGCGATGTCATTCAAAGCGACAAATTGGGCGCTGACCATCAAAGGGCTGAAGCCAGCCACCAAAATCGTGCTGATCTATCTATCTGATCGGTTCAATCCTGATTATGGATGCTTCCCCAGCATCGCCAAGCTTGCTGAAGATTGTGAGATGTCAGAGAAGTCGGTGCATACTCACCTGGACAAGCTGGAAGCCGCCGGTCTCATTACAAAGACAGCCAGGACAAAGGGAAATGGCATCAAAACGAGCAATAGTTACAAGCTCCATATGTCAACAAATCCCGATATGAAAAATTTACAGAACGGATATGTAAAATTTACAGGTTCCGATGTGAAAAATTTACATACTAACCTAGTAAGTAATAACCATGTAAAAGATAACCTTAATAATATGTCCATTTTTGAGGATCTCTGGAAGATCTATCCGAAGAAAGTCGGCAAGGGTACTGCAAGGAAAGCACTGGCGACAGCAATGAAGAAAGCTCCAATCGATCAGATCCAGCACTCGCTCTCGCTCTTCGTCCGATCATGGGGACAGCAAGATAAGAAATTCATGCCGCACCTGGCAACATGGCTAAACGGTGAGCGCTGGGATGATGAAATACAGCAACCATCTCTCCAGGATATGACAAGCGACCAGCAGATGCAGGCAATCCTCGGCTCACTGGAAACAGACAGAAAGATGATCCAATGAATTACGAGCAGAGAACAAAAGCTATCGGCGCATGGTTACAGAAAGAATTGCAGTCGTATGACGTACCGGCAAACCACACGCCCGAAAGAGCAGCAACCGAAATGACCGCAATGGTCGAAGACATCAACAGCGAGATCGTCAGCTCCATAAACGAGGAAGGACTAACCAACATCCTCCGCAACATGGGCAAGGACATCCGCAAGAACAATCGCACCCGATCATGGCCAACAATCTACAACATGGTCAAAGCAGCACAGAAATGCAGTGACGCATACAAGCCACCAATCTTAGGACCGGCAAAGTCAATCGCCTGGGACAGTGATGCAATCAATGCCAGACGCATGAACCACGGGGAAGCGGTAGCAGATAACTACATCACAGGCAAAGGTGCAGATAGGCTATTAGAAAAAAACCTCGTGACGATGAACGTCATTCAAATGTATCGGCAAAGCCTGGAAGAAAACCGCATAGAGACATACGCCCGTAGAGAGCAACCCACCGATCCAATAGAGGACTATCCGTTTTGAGACCCAAACAACTCAGAGCCAAAGATCTAAGAGCCTTTGCAATCGTTCCCATCAGAGCGATTAAAGACCCACGGATCACGCCCAAGACGCTCCGGGTTCTCATTGCCTTCTGTAGCTACTGCGACAGCATCGGACGCACCTTCGTCAGCAATGAACGCATAGGCCAAGATATCGGCAGCAAGCGAACAGCAGTAGGATACCACGTCAGGAAGCTCAGAGACTACGGCTACATGGTTTATTGTAGACCATTCTACAAAGGCCAGAGATCCACAAGCAACCGCATCGTCTTCGATCCTCACGTCAAATACGAGGACACACTGCGCTCCAGGCTAACAGCCAAACAGCAAATGGAACTAAGTGAAGCAGAAACAAACGCACAACTTAAAGAACAGATAGATAAATCTGGCACTAACTGCGAGTTTGAACTGGACTTATCTAGGTTAAGGGCTGAATTTCAGTATCTCACGACAGACTATTTCACGAGGGCAATTGGCGCTGGATGGAGGATTAAGCCGGATGTCGTGCAGTCAGCAGCGATCATGCTGGCTAATCAGGCCGTAGAGCTCCTCACAGAGCCACACAGTGACGAAACGGAGGCGGCATAGGTATGGGTAGCCAAACGATCTTACCGGCAATGGTTCGGGCGCACAACGAGTCAGGCTGTATTAAGAGTTATAATCCACATTATGTTAAATTGCAGACACAAGATGTTGTGGCTGACGGGCATCTAGGCACAAGAACACCACGATCCCGCCACATTTGGAGCAGCACCCCTTGCCCCCCCACCCCCTCGCGCCTACTGTGCAGTCCCCCACGAAACTATTTTCCAAAAAACCATGAAAGGAGGCTCCCATGCCTAACAAGAAGCCAGGATTATATGCGAACATCCATGCTAAGAAGAAGCGTATTGCTGCTGGTAGCGGCGAGAAGATGCGGAAGCCAGGTAGCAAGGGCGCTCCTAGTGACGCTGCTTTTCGCAAGGCTGCCAAGACTCGGATGAAGAAGTCTTATGGATGATGGTGTAACTGTGTGGGTTGTTTATCCGGATGGCCTGCGCATCTACCATGATGGTAAGCAGGTTGGTTTGATACCTACTGATAAGTTTCCTAACGTGATTAGGGATCTTGCGAAGGGGCTATTGTAATATCGTTTTCTATGCGATATCGTAATCCCACTGTAAAGTTGTATAGGAGATACACATGAACAAGCGATTTAGTGTTGTGCAAGCGAAGGAAGTGCCTGGTCGGGATAAGCCTGTTTGGCTGCGTCATGGCATTGCCTTTCAGAATGACAAGGGGATCAGCATCAAGCTTGAGGGATTGCCTTTACCCAACAAGGAGGGTGAGGTTTGGTTGAAGTTGTTTGAGGATGATGGCAATCGTTCTCAGCAAGCGGCTCCTGCTGCTGCATCATTAGACGACTCCATTCCATTTTAGAGTTGACTTGGTGTCAAGCCTAACAATAAGATCATAGGCAGGAGGTACTTGCCTATGATTATCAAGCCAGTTTTGTCGATAGAAGGTGCTTTTGCTAATGATCTCGGCCAGATAAAGTTTCCAGAATCTACTTTAAAAATGCCGAATGGCGGAGTGAGGCGTTATAAGACGCGGTGGGTATTTGGAGTTAAGCGGAAGGCAAGCAAGACAGCTAGGCATCAATACTATGGAACATTGCACCGGGGGAAAAATTATAAGATGCACAGGTTGATTTGCGAGGCGTTTCACGGCCCAGCCCCAGATGATAAGCCAATAGTGATCCATATAAACGAAAACGCATTGGATAATCGTCCTAAAAATTTAAGGTGGGGAACTCAGAAGGAAAACCTGAATATGCCTGGCTTTATAGAATACTGTAAAAGCAGAACTGGCGAAAATAGCCCATACATAAAGGGCAAAAGAAATGGCTAGAAAGAAAGAGGATAAGATAAAACCTATCCCGCCGGTTGGTCGGTTCGGTGGTGCGCGTGTGTTGCAGCGCCGGATTGGCCGGTCGGAGACTTTGGCTCAGAACAAAGAGGCTGTTGCGACTGAGCTGATTGCGATGGGTACGGCTCGTATGACTGACATCATTGATCTTCATACTGGTCAGGTTAAGCCGCTAGATGAGATCCCTTCTGAAGCATTGGCTGCGATTAAGAAGGTTACTGTTGGCCAGTACGGCACAACGATTGAGATGTTTGACAAAGTGAGCGTTCTGCGCATTCTGGCTAAGGCCAGTGGCTTGCTCGATGTAGAGAAGAACGTGGACAAGCCTTCGATCATTGGGATCAACATGAAGGGTCCAGAGATTACCACAACATATGAGGCTGACGATGAGTAGGCTGGAAGTTAAGGTTGCAGAACTTGAGGATAAAATTAAACACATTGAATTTTTGCTGTGTGTTTCTGAGTTGGACAAGGGGCTTCCAATAACCGTATGCAAGAGGTTTAAAGAGCATGGCCCAAGTGAGGGATGTGAAGTAGCCTTTGTTGCAAGGCCAAGACACAAGCAATATTGCAGTCCGGTATGCAAGAAGTCAGCCTGGGAAAAAAGTAATCCAGGTCGTAAGGATGTTAACAATGACTGATCTCCCCAGCATGAACTTGGATTTCTCTAAGTCTGCTACGGTCTGGAAGTTTTTACACGATAAGTCTTTTGTTCGCGGCCTGATGGGTCCGGTGGGATCGGGCAAGTCATACGGCTGTGCTGCTGAGATTATGTTAAAAGCTGTTCAGCAAAAGCCCTCTCCGCGTGATGGCATCCGGTATTCCCGGTTTGTGATCGTGCGCAACACCTATCCAGAGCTTAGAACAACTACAATTAAGACCTGGCAGGAGCTATTCCCGGAAGATGTATGGGGTCAGATGCGCTGGCAACCGCCTATTACCCACCATCTTAAACTCCCCAGCAGAGATAATGCCCCTGGTATTGACTGTGAGGTTATATTCATGGCCCTTTCTACGCCCCAAGATGTGCGTAAGCTGCTGTCATTGGAGCTAACTGGTGCGTGGGTGAATGAGGCTAGAGAGCTACCAAAGGCTGTGATCGATGGTTTGACTCACCGCGTTGGTCGTTATCCTACCAAATCCGATGGTGGTGCGTCCTGGTATGGCATTATCATGGATACTAACCCGCCCGATGCGGATCACTGGTGGCATGAGCTGTCAGAGAAGAATCCTATCGGTGGCCGGTTCCCGTGGAAGTTCTTTCGTCAGCCAGGTGGTGTCTTGGAGGTGTCTGCCAAGGATCTACCAGAGAACCCGGAAGCAAATGGTTTTGTATTTTCCGGTGGCAAGTGGTGGATGGTTAATCCTTCTGCGGAGAACAAGACGCATTTGCCGGATGGTTACTATGAGCAGCTTCTCGGCGGAAAGAATGCTGACTGGATCAGGTGCTATGCAGAGGGCAAGTTTACCTTCGTGCAGGAAGGCAGGCCGGTTTGGCCGGAGTATGATGATGAAATGATGTCTGCGGATGTGCAGTATGATCCGCAATACCCGTTACAAATCGGCGTTGACTTTGGTTTGACACCGGCGGCTATCTTTGGGCAGAGAACATCTGGCGGTGCGTGGAAGATCCTCGATGAGCTTGTGACGTTTGACATGGGGCTTGAGCGCTTTGGGCAAGAGTTGATAGGCAAGATCGCTGCAAGCTTCAACAAAGCAGAGGTGCAGATCTGGGGAGACCCTGCTGGGAACAAGCGTGACGAGATCTACGAGGTTACAGCCTTCGATCACTTGCAGTCTATTGGGTTTCGCGCACAGCCGACAGATAGCAATGCTTTCAATGTAAGGCGTGAGGCTGCTGCGGCTCCTATGAACCGGCTGGTTGGTGGCAAACCTGGTCTTCTCGTTAGCAAAAAGTGCTTGAGGCTGCGTAAATCTTTGAGCGGCGGCTATTTCTTTAAACGTGTGTCTATGGGCGCTGGGCAGGATCGGTTTAAAGACGCGCCGGTGAAGAATGAACACTCTCACTGCGGGGATGCGTTTGGATATCTTATGCTCGGTGGCGGTGAGCAGCGCAGATTGCGGCGCGGAACCTATGGCGGAAGCTTTGCGGGTGGGCAAACATTCAACGCAAGCACAGATTTCGAGGTCTTCTAATGGCTTTAGTGCAGCTCCCCCAGGTAAGAATGGGCCACGATGAGCACATTGTGCCTCTAAGCTATGAGCATCTTACCAGGATACGGCTCAAGAAAGAAAACCGTGACTTCGTAAACGTGATACCAAACTATCTGGATTACGTCTGGGATCACGCAGTAGATGGTATGAGCTGGGCAGGTATAGGCAGGGGCAAGGTTATCTCTGCATTTGGTATTAGGCCATTCTGGGACGGTGTTGCAGAAATGTGGCTTATACCTGGAGAGGAGATAGACCGCCATGCGATATCGGTTATACGAGCTTCTAAACAACTAACCGATACCGCAATAGCTAATAATGGCATAAAAAGACTACAGATCTGCGTAAATAGCGATAACGATACCGCATTTAGGTTTGCCAAGGCACTACGTTTCGAGGTAGAAAGTATTATGAGAAAGTACGGACCGGATGGGTCTGACTACTACATGATGGTGAGGTTTTAATATGTCTGGAATATTTGGCGGTGGTGGATCTTCGGCTCCCCCTCCTAAGTCAGCAGCACAAATTCGTGCAGAGCAAGATGCTGAGGCGGCCAGAACTCGCGCAGAGGAACGTGCGACTTCTAGAGAGAAGTCAGAAATGCAAGGCGTTCAACGCCGCCGCCGTCTTCGTAGAATTGGTGGTATGCGTTTGTTGTTCTCCCCCGCTCGGCGTGAGGGTCCAGACTCGCAAAATTTAAAGACTAGGCTCGGGGGTGACTAATGGCCAGTTTCGCACAGCAGGTTAAGATGGACTTTAACAATGCTGTTAGGTCTGTTGGCAGAGCTTTCTCTGGAGCGTCAAAGCCAAGGGGCGCTCCAGTATCCATGAAGAAAAACACTCTAAGAAGCAGGAAGTCTGCTGCAATGTTGAAGAATATGATGGCTAACAGCAACAAAAGCGATGATGGCCCTGGTTATTCTCGCGCTCCGGCTGGCCCCACTCCAGAGCAACAGGTTGCTTCTGCCAGGGCTGCTGAAAGAGAGGCTAAGATAAAGAAGGGCAAGGCTCGGCGCAAGAAGTATGAGGCCGCCCAGACTATGGCTAAAAAGATGAAGCTAATTTTTGTAGATTAGAAAGGCTCGACATGACTCAAATCAAATCAGATCCCCGCGTTCACCACAGAAATCGTCCAGAGGTTGAGATGGTTCGCGCGAGAAATGCCAAGGGCGGGTTTGTTGCTGACGATCCTAATACCCCTGAGAATGAAGCCTGGGTAGAAAAACCAAAGGCTAAAGCAAAAGCCAAGCCCAAAGCTAAAGCCAAGAAGTAAGATATGGTTAAGAAGGCGCACCAAAATCCGAAGGGCGGTCTTAACGAGGCCGGTCGAAAGCACTTTGAGCGTAAGGATGGGGGCAATTTAAAGGCTCCCGTCAAGACAGGGACCAATCCCCGGCGTGTTAGCTTTGCTGCTAGGTTCGCTGGGATGAAAGGCCCGATGAAGAATGAGAAGGGTGAACCCACCCGCAAGGCTCTGGCTCTAAAGGCATGGGGTTTTGGATCGGTAGAGGCGGCGCGTAACTTCGCTAACCGTAATAAAAAAGGATAATGAGATGGCTCGGCTAGACGTAAGAGAGATCATGGAGCGTGAGGCCAAGGCCCAATCCCGCAAGGATCAATGGCGTACTATCTATGAGGATTGCTACGAGTTTGCTCTGCCGCAGCGCAATATGTACGATGGAAACTATGAGGGTAACACCGCCGGTCAGAAGAAGATGGGCCGTGTGTTTGACTCCACAGCTATCTCAGCCACTCAGCGTTTTGCTAACCGCATACAGGCTGGCTTGTTCCCACCTCAGAAGCAATGGTGTCGCCTAGAGGCTGGCACTGGCATCCCAAGAGAACAACAGCCACAGGCTCAAGCTGCGCTTGATGCTTACACTGAACGGATGTTTGAGGTAATGCGCCAGACTAACTTTGATCTGGCTATGGGCGAGTTCCTTCTGGATCTCTGTGTGGGTACTGCCGTAATGATGGTGACGCCTGGTGATGAGGCAACTCCGATCCGTTTTACACCGATCCCTCAGTATCTCGTTTCGATTGAAGAAGGCACATTCGGCAATGTCGATAATGTTTATCGCAAGCTACGAATGAAAGCTGAAGCGATACCGCAAGAGTTCCCTGATGCTGAAATGACGCCGGAATTGGTAGATGCGATATCAAGATCACCATCTAAAGAGATCGATCTTATGGATGCTGTGATCTATGATTACGAAAGAGCGATCTATTGCTATCATGTTATCTGGCCTGGTAAGCGGCAAGATCTGGTCTACCGCACCATGAAGTCTTCGCCATTTATCGTTGCGCGTTACATGAAGGTTGCCGGTGAGATCTATGGCCGTGGCCCACTGGTGACTGCGATTGCTGACATCAAGACGCTAAACAAGACCGTTGAGTTAGTTTTGAAGAATGCTTCCTTGTCGATCTCTGGCGTATATACTGCTGCTGACGATGGCGTTCTTAACCCTCAGAACGTAAAGATCCAGCCTGGTGCAATCATTGGTGTGGCTCGTAACGGTGGCGCACAGGGTCCGTCCCTGTCTCCTCTGCCCCGTGCCGGTGACTTTAACACAAGCCAGATCGTTATGAATGATCTGCGCATGAACATTAAGAAGATCTTGATGGATGATACGTTGCCGCCTGACAATATGTCAGCCCGGTCTGCGACTGAGATTGCTGAAAGATCCCGTGAGCTTGCTTCTAATCTTGGTTCTGCGTTTGGTCGATTGATTGATGAAACTATGATCCCGCTGGTATCGCGCATTCTCTATGTAATGGACCAGGCTGGCTACATCGATCTGCCGCTAAAGGTCAACGGTGTAGAGGTAAAGGTCACGCCGGTGGCTCCTTTGGCTCAGGCTCAGAAGTTACAAGAGGTGAACGATATCGTGCAGTTTATGCAGATTGCCAACTCTCTAGGCCCACAGGGTCAGATGGCATTGTCGATCCCACGGATTACAGCATTCATTGCCGATAAGATGAACATCAAACAGGACTTGCTTACCACAGCGGAAGAGCAAGAAATGATGATGCAACAGATGCAGGCGCAAGCAATGGCCGAACAAGGGCCGCCGACTGCTAATGATGGTGGAGCAACAATGGAGGCTATGCAATGAGTTCACCCGATGGGTGGGAAGGTTTAACCCAAGCAATAAGCGAAAGCCCAAAGGCTGCTGATATAGATGTTCTATACGGCAAGGTTTTTAAAAGCACAGAGGGGCAACGTGTTCTAAGTCATTTGCGCAGCATAACGATTGAGCAACCGACTTGGTTTCCTGGAGAGGATGCGAGTTTCGGCTATGTAAGGACAGGCATGGCAGAGATGGTACGCATGATTGAGAAAAGAATAGAAAGGTCAAACAATGGCTGAAGCAATGGCAGAACAAGTGGAGGCTGACGCCCCAATGATTAACGTGGCAGAGCCGGACACTCCTCAAGAGGATGCGCCGGTTGCTGTGCATGAAGAGCCGCAGGGTGAGCCTGCTGCTGCAAGTGATGATGAGCCGTTAGAGCGGCCAGATTATTATCCAGAAAAGTTTTGGGATGAGGATGGCCCAGATGTTGAAAAGCTGGCAAAGAGTTATGCAGAGCTTGAGAAAAAGTTTAAAGCCGGAAAGCATAAAGCACCGGAAGAGTATGATATATCTGCACTTGCGGATCAGGGTTTGGACTCTGACGATCCGACTGTCGCCGTATATCAAGATTGGGCTAAAGAAAACGGGATTAGCCAGGGTGCATTCGAGGATCTTGCAGGCCGTGTGCTTGCCTTGTCTAAGGATGAGCAAGAGAGCGTACAGTACGATCAGCGCGTGGAAATGGAAAAATTAGGGGCTAATGCCTCTGAAAAGATCCAAATGACTGAGCGTGTTCTGATGAAGGCTCCTTTGAGTAACTCTGAGCGTGAAGCAATAGCATATTCACTTAATAATGCTGACGCAATTAATGCTTTCTTGAAGTATCACCAGGCCATTACTAATGAGAACATTCCTATTAAGCCTACGATCCAGCAAGAGACCATGACAAAGCAGGATTTGCAAGTTGCTATCTCTGACCCGCGCTGGCAAAGCGATGCTGCTTGGCGCACTCAGATGGAACAAAAGTGGTTTCAATCTCAGCAGAAGTGATAGAGACTTGCAATAAATATCGCTTGCGTGTATTTTAGCCTTAACGGCTAACCGTGCTCGGCCCGTTGGATGTAGTAATCTACTGGTTGGCGCGGCCATAACGCGCAAGCGACCGCCCGGAACCTCGGATAACGGAAGCGTTTAATTGAAACGCAAAAGGAGGTTTTTGCAAATGGCGATTAACGTCTCAACCGCGTTTGTTGATCTTTTCGATTCTGAGGTCAAACAAGCGTATCAAGCCGAATCTGTGCTTCGTGGCACAATGCGGACCCGCACCGGCGTTGCCGGTAATACTGTTAAGTTCCCAACAATCGGTAAAGGTGTAGCTACGCTCCGCGTACCACAAACCGATGTTACTCCACTTAACGTCACATACGGCCAAGTAACTGCGACAATGGAAGACTACATTGCAGCAGAATACTCAGACATCTTCCAACAGTCCCACATCAACTTTGATGAGCGTTCTGAATTGGTACAGGTTGTATCTAAGTCTATTGCTCGTCGCATGGACCAGATCATGATCGATGCTCTGAACGCGGCCACTGGCACATCTACTGTTGCAACAAGCATTGGTGGTGCTGCTTCTAACATGAACATCGAAAAGCTCCGCGCTACTGCAAAAGCTATGAACGAGAAAAACGTACCTTCTGAAGGCCGTAACTTGCTCATGCACGCTTCTCAGCTAGATGCTTTGCTCGGTGAAACTGAAATCACAAGCCAAGACTTTGCTTCTGTCAAAGCTCTTGTCCAAGGTGAGATCAACACATTCATGGGCTTCAACATCTTGACAATGGGCGACCGTGACGAAGGCGGTATTCCTAAGCCTTCTACTCGTACCTGCTTTGCCTGGCACAAAGATTCTATGGGCTATGCTGAGTCGATGGCTCAGAAAACCGAAGTCAACTATGTCCCAGAAAAGACATCGTTCTTGGTTAGCTCCATGTTCTCTGCTGGTTCCGTCGCAATCGACGGCGAAGGCATTGTCAAAATTTCTTGCACTGAATAAGGAGAATAAGACATGGCATTCGCAACAGCAAATTGGGCAACAGTTGGCGCTTCTAAAAGCGGCAATGCTCCAGCTATCTACAGCTATAAGTCTGCTACAGACAACAAAGCTGCTATCGCTGGCTCTGGCTATTTCAACACAGTTGAAGCTCTTATCACTACTGGTGATTGGATCTACACATACGGCAGCGATGGCGGTCAAACGCTTGTCGCTACCAACACAGCAGGCGTCATTACAACGGCTGTAATCTAAAGAAAGAAGGGGCTGGATACTCTGGCCCCTTCCACCCTTTACGGAGAACGATATGGCTGCTGGTGATACCTCACTCTCGATCTGCTCGGATGCTCTGATATTGTTGGGCGCTTCGCCCATTTCTTCTTTTACAGAAGGATCTGATTCAGCCCAGGCTTGTGATCGACTTTATCCAGATCTCCGCGACTCGCTGCTTTCAAACTATCAATGGAGTTGGAGCGTTAAAAAGGTGCAGCTAAATCGGCTGTCTACTGCTCCTATCGATGAGTGGAAATATGCCTATCAAATGCCAGGGGATATGCTCTCCGGCGTCTTAGCCTTATTTACAAGCGCTGGTATTGGCGAGAACCCTGTCCGGTATGGATGGGAAGTTTACGGCGATCAGCTATACACAAATTTCGAGAAGGTTTTTATCGACTACCAAGGTACAATCGATGAAAGCAAAATGCCAAATTACTTTGTGCGCCTTCTCCGCACCTCACTGGCTGCTGAGTTAGCCTTTACAATTACCGATCAGATTAGCAAGTCAGACTACTTTCGGGCCTTGGCATATGGCTCACCCGGTGAGTCAAACCGTGGTGGCTTGATGCGTGAGGCAATGAACATAGATAGTCGCGGTAAGCCGCCGCAGATCATTGAGGATTATTCTCTTATTGATGTGAGATACTAAAATGCGGATTATGCAGTTCCAAACCAATTTCTCGGTTGGTGAGCTTGATCCGCTTATCCGCGCTCGTACCGACTTGCAGCAATATCAGAATGCTCTTGAGGAAGCTACGAATGTAATCATTCAGCCGCAGGGTGGGTTCAAGCGCCGGGATGGTACGAAGTTTATCTATGACTTTGGCTCAAGTTTTACTGACTTCAAGGTAATCCCCTTTGAGTTTAGCGTTGATGATAGTTACCTCTTGGTGTTTGTCACTCAGAGGATCTATGTGTTTAAGGCTGGTGTCTTGCAGACCAACATTAACGGCTCTGGTAATGACTATATTACGGCAACCGATATCACTACCGCTATGCTGGATGATATCAACTATACCCAGGCGGTTGATACGCTCATTCTCTGCCATGAGGATCTTCAGACTAAGAGACTTGTGCGAAACGGTGACACAAGCTGGACGTTGGAGAATCTGCCTCTGACAAACCTTCCTCAGTATGCTTATGCCTTTGACACGCATCAGCCAGACTTTACGATCACGCCCAGCGCCACAACTGGAAACATTACGATCACAGCTTCGTCAATGACTACTGACACTGGTACGGCCCAGGCTGGAAGCTCAAACACGATTACTCTCAAGGCAGCAACAAACTACACCGATGACGATCAACCAAACGGTATGTTTATTACTTTAACTTCTGGTACTGGATCTGGACAGACGCGGCACGTTGAGGACTATGTAGCTTCCACCAAGGTTCTGACTGTCTATCCCGCATGGGATACGGCTCCCGATAACACCACTGGCTATAAGGTTTCTGCATTTGCAGAGGCCGCTGTCGGTGAATACGCTCAAGTCACAAGCACTTTTGGTCGCGCTCGGTATGTAGAGTATGTTTCTGACACGGTAATGAAGGCCGTTACGGAGGTTGATTTCTTTGACACCGATGCTGTTACTGCTGGTTTCTGGGAAAGCGAACATGGTTACGAAGATGTTTGGTCCAGCACTCGCGGCTGGCCTCGGTCTGCTGCATTCCATGAGGGCCGGTTGTATTTTGGTGGATCTAAGTCTCGGCCAAATACTATCTGGGGTTCTGGTGTAATCAATTACTTTGATTTCAACGCCGGTACTGGACTTGACGATGAGAGCGTTGAGGCAACAATCAACACTAATCAGCTCAATACTATCGTCAACTTGTTCTCTGGCAACGACTTTCGGATCTTCACAACCGGTGGTGAGTTTGTAATCCTGCAAGGAGCCAATGATCCAATCACACCGTCTAACTTCTTTGTCAGGCCACAGACACGGCTAGGAGCAAAGTCTGGTATTCCGATTGAAGAGCTAAACGGCGCGTCAATCTTTATTCAGCGCCAAGGTAAATCTATCAACGTCTTCCAGTTTGGCGATACTACAGCATCCTATCAGGTGCAGAACATATCGGCACTAAGCTCTCACTTGCTAAAGAACCCTGTAGATATGGCCGCGCGTAGGGCTGCATCTACAGATGAATCGGATCGCCTGTTTGTGGTTAACGGTACTGACGGATCGATGGCGGTTTACTCTATCCTGGTCGGTCAGAATGTTATTGCGCCAAGCCGGTTCACAACAGACGGTGAGTTTATAGCTGTGGGCGTTGAGGTTGCAGATGTTTATGTGATCGTTAAACGGACTATTGATAGCACTGACAACTATATGCTGGAGAAGTTTGACCCAGATCTTACGCTAGATAGCGCTAAGGAGGGCGGAGCGGCTTCCTCAGTGACGTTACAGCATCTTGAGGGGGAGACAGTCCAGATCATTAGAGATGGCGTTCTAGAGCCAGAACAGACTGTCCCAGGATCTCCTTACACAGTTACGTTTGCTTCTGCTGCTACGTCTAGCTACCAGGTTGGTTTGAATTACACAGTCACAGCTAGGACGATGCCTGCGGAGCCGGTGCTATCTTCTGGATCTGTGCAGGGCTTTAAGAAACGTATTATCCAGGTTGATGCTATTGTGAACAGCACGAAGGATATGACGATTAACGGCAAGCAGATCTCGTTTAGAAACTTTGGCGAAGATGTGTTGGATTCACCCGTGGAGCCTTTCACTGGCATAAAAACTGTGCATGGCTTGTTGGGGTATAGCGGAACGGGGCAGATTACTATTAGCCAGAATGTTCCATTGGAAATGATTGTTCTCGGTCTTGAGTACCGGTTGAGCGTGGGGAGTTTATAAATGGAAGCTGCTTTTACAGTTGTATCGATTGGAAGTAAGCTTGCTCAAGCTAGTGCGCAAAGAAATGTCGGCGCTGCGCAGCAGGCGAGCTATGAGCGGCAGGCAGAACAGGCGGAGCTGCGCGGTCGATCGGAGGCCATTGCATACAAGCAGAAAGGGTCCGAAGCCTTGAAACGATTAAATGAAACGCTGGCTGCTATCGTGGCTAGAGCTGGTGCTGGAGGTGTTGATCCTACGTCTGGGTCTGCGGTTACAGTCCAACAGTTTGCAATGGGCGAAGGCATCGAAGAGTTTAATATTGCCGCTGATAACGCCGCTTTGGCTCTTGGTGAGGGTTATACTCAAGGTGGTATTTACAGATCCGCTGGGTCTATAGCAAAGAAAACTGCGGACGTTGCTGCACTTGGTAGTGTTGGTGAGGCCGCTTATATGGCCGGTCAGTTAATATAGGTTAGGTTAGAATATGGCACAACTTCCACGATATCAGCGATTGGGCCTACAAACCCGTCAGCCGGGGAATATTGACTTTGCTGATATACGGGAACAGGCAAGGTATGCCGACACTCTTTCTCAGCAACTAAACCGGATGTCTGACTTCGCGTTTAAGAAAGCCTCTGAGATGGCTGTTGAGCGCGGCCAGGAGCGTGTGCGCGAGGAAGGTGCTTTACCTACACTTGAAGCTATAGAAGAGAAGGGCGGCCCTACTACAATAGCGGAACGTGCAGCATATGCTCTCGGCAGTCGCGTGGCTGTTTCTGAAATACAGAACGAAGCTGAAATCGAGATCATGCGGATCTTGAACGATGCTGAAAGAAATGAAACTCCATTCACCGCTGTTCAGGCGCAACTTGCAGATGTGACGGATGGATATTCGGCTTCACTTAGCACATTAGACCCAGAATCGGCATTGCTCTTGAAGGAACGGCTTTCCGGTTCATCTATCAAAGCTTCCGAAAGATATTCTAATTGGTATGTTAATCTGCAAGCCGCAAAGGCCAAGGCAAAAATAAACGATGCTGCGGATCGTCAGCTTGAAGTTATTTTGCAAGAGGCAATTCTTCCTGGAGCAAACAAGAGAACTATAGAGCAGTCATTGGCTTCTTCTTCTGAGTTGCTTTCAGGATTGGGCGCTTCCGAAAAACAACTAAACGCTTTTGAGGAAATGGCTTATAGCGCTGCCTTTAAGGAAAATGTGCTTTACAAATTCAATGTAAGTTCTCTTGATGAGAAGGCCCGTTTTCTTGAGCAAATGAAGACAAAGCCTATGCCGGGAATGTCTCTTGAGCAAACACAATCTTTTAGGAAATCACTTACAGCAGATTACAATGCTCAGGTTAGAGTGACGCAGGGCGAGGCTGCTGCAATTGTTTCTGATGCAAATGAGCAAGCTCGGATCTTAGCCTTGGGCGGTATGCCATCTCAAAAGCAAGTATTAACATTAATGGAACGAGCTGAAGCCGCTGGAGAATACGGCGTTGGCGCTAGGGATGCTGTCGGCGTCCTTCAGTTCAACATGGAAAAAGCTGAAGCATTTAGGAAAATGACTCCAGAGGATCTGGCCGCAGAGGTGCAAGCTTTACGTCAGGGTCTTGAGGGCATTGGCGAAGCTGGCATTGATACTCTTCTAGAAGCTAACACATTAAACGTAGCCGAGGCATATTTAAGTTCAGCTCAACAGGCTATGGCAAAGGCCGAAACAGCTCGTAAAAAAGAGTATGAACCTATTGTTAATGAATTAACAGAACAGGTTAATAATTTTCAAGCTTTGGTGGATTCCGGTCGAGATGTAGAAACCAGTGATATTGCCGATCTAATGGAGGCGATAGCTACTGTACCAATAGATTTAAGGGGCGATCTTCCAGATGAAGTAATAGCCTTAAACATTACAAGTAATACTGTTGAAGCCATAAGGGGAATGACACCGCCAGAGGCCGCTGGATATCTGAGATCTCTTGAAGGTGGCATTGAGAGTTTTGGCGGAGAGGGTGTTGATACCCCTGTAGAAATTCAAACATATGACTTGGCAAAAAAGATGCTGTCAGGAATGGAAGCTGAACTAAAGAAAGATCCATTGTCATATGCTATGCGTGTTGGTCTTACTGATTCCAACGGTAATGAAATTGAAATCACGCCGATTAATTTTACAGATCCAGATGCAACTTTGGAAACAATGAGAAAGCGCATTGATGATGCAACAATTGTTTCTGCTAAGTATTCAACGCCGGTTACATACTTTACGCCACAAGAAAGATCTATGCTGGCAGAAGTAATCGATGGATCTGATCGATCACAGAAAATGTTTTTCTTGGGTGCTATTGTAGATGGTGGCGGTCAAGCTGCCCCAGATATGCTTGCAGAAATATCTAAGACTGCTCCAGAGTTTGCCGGTGTTGGCGCTTTGGTTGTAAGTGAAAGAATGGATGCGGCTAACATGGCATTGCGCGGCATGGACTCAATAAAGGCCGGGTTTAAGCCTATAGACTTCACGCCTTCTAATACTGATATACCGTTCAATGCTAAAACAAGTGAGGCTCTTCGCTATCAGCCAAATGCAATTGGCATTACTCGTGATGTTGCTACATCTATCTATGCAGACATGGCCAGAAACAAAAAAGCGTTTGATGAAGATCTTTGGAATAATGCAATTGACATGGCTCTTGGAGCTGATGGTTTTGGCCGTGGTGGCATCCAAGAAGTTCGCGGTGTTAATACATACTTGCCGCCAGAATTAAATGTAAATGACATCGAGGTGGCCTTAAAGGCAATTACACCGGAAAGTCTTTCTGTCGCCTCTGGTGGCCAAGTTCTTACAGATGAGTATGCAACAGACATTTCTGGTCGTGGAATGTTTAGTAGGGACAATAACTATAAGCCAGTATCATATGGTGGTAATAATTTCATTTTAGCATATGGTGATCCTAGCATTGGTCAGCCAATATATGTTTTTGATGAAGCCGGTGAGTTGCTTGTCTTTGATATGTTGAAGCTAGTTGAGGCTACTAAATGAACTTTGACAAGCCAGATAGATTAGACATTCTTCCTCAACAAGGTCTTACCGAGCCGCCTGGTACGTTAGCAGAAAACCTAACTACTGCATTTGATGTCGCTCGGTTCAATGGCGGGTCTGGCAGCAACAGTAAAGCGTTTACAATGCTTGAGATATGGGGTCCGATTGTAGATCTTGCCAACGAGAATGGCGGAGATTTTGAAAACCCTGGTATGTATCTCGCTGGAAGTCTGTTTGATGCAAGTTCTCCTCAACTTTATGAAAAGGTATCTCAGGATATTTATTCTTGGATGGCGCAAAACAAAAATACTCTTCCGCCAGAGTTGCAAGATATAACTCCTGATGTAATAAATCAGCGCACAAAGGATTTCGTTCAATCCAAAGAAAATGAATTAGCAGAGCTGGCAAGAACAAATCCCGACTTAGCTAGTGCTGCTGCTCGTTTTATCGGCTCTATGGGCACTGCTTTTGGCGATCCAGTAACTCAAGCGACTATGCCGTTTGGTGGATGGTCTAAATCTCTTTGGAAGAATGTAATGCAGAACGCCGCAATAAATGCCGGTGCTGGTGCAATCACTGAGGTTGATGTTAAAAAATGGTATGATGAGCTTGGCTTTGAATATGGCTATGATGACTTTTTAAAGAATGTAGCCATTCAAGGCGCATTCGGCGCAGCATTGCCTGTGGCTGGTCGCGGCATACAGATGACCGCAGCTCAAGTCAAGAAGGGCATACAGATGACCGCAGCTCAAGCCAAGAAGGGCTGGGAAGTATTATCGGGCAAAGGCCGCAAGCCTATTAGCCCAGAGGATCAAGCACTGGTTGATGTCCTTGAAGCACAAGAAGAAGTAGTTGCTAGTAATCCGCTAGAAACGCCTCAAGATCCTAATGTGGCAGAGTTTGAGCATCAGAGCCGCTTAACTAAGGCTCAGGCTGCAATAGAAAATAATATGGCTCCTAATATAACTCCAGAGCCTAACGCCCCTGTAAAGCCTGCTGTCGAAGCCCAGGCCGCAGATAATCTTGATGGTGTTCTATATACATTGGATCCAGAACAAATTGAGGTTGACGCCAAGACATTCCAGTTCAAAGCGGGTGGTGATGAGTTTGGCGTAACGGAGCGCCTTCAAGGCGTAACTGTATGGGATAAATACAAAGCCGGTATGGTGACAGTGTATGAGTACGCTGATGGTCGTTTAGCAATTGCCGATGGACATCAACGGTTAGGGTTAGCCAAGCGTATTCGATCTCAAGATCCTTCTCAGGAAGTAAAGATAATTGGATACAAGCTGCGCGAAGTTGATGGCGTCAGCCCAGAGGAAGCGCGTGTTATCGCCGCAATGAAGAACATTGCAGAAGGTACTGGTACATCAATTGATGCAGCTAAGGTGTTGCGTGTTGAGCCTGGTAGATTGTCGGAGCTGCCGCCACGGTCTGAGCTTGTACGTCAGGCTAGAGATATGATGGCTCTTAGCGATCAAGCATTTGGCGCTATTATTAATGAAGTAATCCCAGCAAACTATGGCGCCATTGTTGGCAGATTAATTGATGATCCTAACCTTCAAGATGCTGCTATTCAGGTCTTGGCTAAGTCTGAACCTAGCAACGCCTTCCAGGCAGAATCAATTGTGCGCCAAGTGCGTG